AACTTTCTGTTGCAGTCGCACTTGTAACAGTATATTCTAAATTTGCTGTTACAATTGCATTATAACTAGAACCATCAACTCCTATATAGGGAATTGTTATTTCTATATCTTGTACATCATCAGGATGCAACAGATATGTTTCATTCAAGCTAGTTCTATACCAAAATCTTAATAAATTCACAGGTATATCACCATACTGCCCATTAGCAAATTTTACACTAATAGTGTCATTATCCCCTGTGATAACCTGAAATATTTTACGAATTCCTCTGTTAATATTATTGTAAATTACGCTATTACCAACCAAATTATCAACTTTTGTCCAATTATCTGTAACTGTGCCATCATTACTAATACTTTGTACCCATATATCATTTTCATTAATATTGGTTATATCTAAATCTACAACTCTGTTTTCTATTGCATCTTCTATTAATACATCTAGATTATTAAGATTTCCTTGCTTAAACATTAGAAAAAATCCAGTATTGATACTAGATAAACCATTACTGTCATTACGGTAAATTAAATCAAAACTGCTATCTGGATTAGGATCTTTTTCATAAAAATATAAATTATCAGTAAAATCAGGATTAATTATTTCAAAAGTATCAGAATTTCCTAACACTGTCGCACTAAATCTTTTAACAATATCTTCTTTATCTAAATCACTGTTTACTCTATATGTTTGTGTTAAAATACCATCAACACTGCCTGATTTATAGGGGTCTCCAAATTTATTAGTACTTGTCATTACCTCATTTATAATTGTAATGAAGTTATTATAAGCATTTTCATCATTTAGATCTTCCCAGGAAACAATTTTTCCACTTAGATTTTCATTTTCACTATTATAGATAACTTGATTTGTTTTAATACTTGATATTTTCAATAAACCCTGTGCTGGAATACATCTGTTAGGTGTGTATCCTAGTTGTCTAGCTAGTCTAAGTACATTTGCTCTACCTTCAGCTGTTGCGAGGAAATTTTCTCTACTATCTAAGTCTACTCTAAAAGCATAAGAATGACCAACATAAGCAATTAGATCCAAAATAGCCACAAATTCACTAGATTCTATCCAATCATTATAATTTTCTGGATAGTTATTTCTAATATAATCAATTAAAGCATTTCTTATACCATCATAATCATAGCTTTTAAAATTTGCATTACTAAAAGATTCATAAGCTATTCGATAATCTTCTGCTGCAAACAAATAATTTTGTCTTACACTTACAGCCATTTATAATTCCCTTGCATTTTCTGATCTTGTATCAAAGTTTATAGTCAAATCTGTTAATTCCTGTGTAGGAACATAGGTTAAATTTAAATTTACATTGTATCCATTATCATAACTATCTATTGCTATATCGTTTAAATTAAATCTAGGATCTAAAGACACAATTCTTCTTACATCTTCATTTATTAAATCTTCAGTTTCTTCAGTTTGAGGATCAAATATTAAATTAGGTATTATACTACCAAATGTAGGCATCATCACTCTTGTGCCTCGTCTTGTATAAAAATGATTTAATAAATCTCGCTTTGCACAATCAATATTGTAAATACCAAAGTTACCAAAAGATCTATTTATGGTAGTAAAACCTTTTATAGCAATTTTTTTAATCATGTAAAAACAATCTATTCATATTAATCTTATTTATATTAAAAAAATAGTTGATTTTTTATTTAACACAGTTATAATAAATTAATAATTCCATGGAGAAACAATGAAACTAATCGCAGGAAATTCAAATCGTTCTCTAGCATTAGCTATTGCCGAACATAGTTTTAGCACACTGGTACCAGCCAAGATTGATAGATTTGCAGACGGAGAAACTTCTGTAGAATTCTTAGAAAATATCCGAGGAGAAGATGTTTTTATAATCCAATCTACCAGCACTCCGGTCAACGATAACCTAATGGAACTAATGGTTATGATTGATGCAGCTAAACGTAGTTCTGCACAACGCATTACAGCAGTTGTACCTTATTTTGGATATGCTAGACAAGATCGTAAGAGTGCAAGCCGCACACCGATTACAGCAAAACTAGTTGCTGACCTACTTACGACAGCAGGTGCCGATCGTGTACTGACTATGGATTTACACGCCGGACAGATACAAGGGTTCTTTGACATTCCTGTTGATGATCTTACTAGCAGGATTATCTTTGCAAGAGATATTAAGGAACATCAAAAAGACAGTAGTGAATATGTGTTTGTAAGTCCAGATGCAGGTGGTGCTGTCCGTGCTCGTAAGTTTGCAGACGCATTCCATGGTAACATTGCTATTGTTGACAAGCGTAGACCTGCAGCAGGTAAGAGTGAAGTAATGCATTTAATAGGAGATGTGGAAGGTCGACATGCTATCCTAGTAGATGATATCGTAGACAGTGGAGGTACATTATGCAATGCTGCAAAAGCCATTATGGATGCAGGTGCAATTGATGTAAAGGCCTACATTACACATGGTGTATTAAGTCGTAGTGCCTGTATTAGGGTAAGAGAGAGCGTTTTAACTGAGCTAGTTATCACTGATACGATTGCAGATCACTGTGAAGATGGTTGTAGGGTAAGGCAGGTGAGTGTAGCAAATTTATTTGGCAAAGCTATTAGACGTGTAACCAATGAGGAATCAATTAGCAGTTTGTTTATTTAAAAAAAAAGGTTGACTTATTTTTTCTATGCTGTATAATGATATTATTAGTTAGGCAATGCAAACAAAAACTGGACGAAATTTTCGTCCAATTAACCTCAAATAGGAGAAACAATGGCTACAACAGATAACGCTGTACAATATGATGTACGAATGGTTCGAGAATTTGCACCATACCTAAACCTAAGTGCCTGTGAAATTGACAACTTAATAAAGTTCACTAAAATGGGCATTGTACAACGAGAAACAGTCGCAGAAGTTGCAATGTCTGCTACAGGTGACTTTAGAGGTGATAGTGCTATAGGCAGAGACTTTGATGACGGAACAGATGCTAAGACAGTTGTTTCATCTGCTCGTAACAATAACAAATTAAAAGGACAATGGACCAACTCGTTCATGGTAAGATCCGTTACTACTAAAACTGGAGATTTACGTGTCATAGCCTATAACAAAATATTGGATCAATTTCATTACTTTTATATACCTTATTCGGCCTATCGTCATATCTCAAGTTATATAGAAATAATCATAGAGAGGAGTACTTGTTATGACGGTGAGCCAACCTTTACTGGTATACCACAACGACATTTTAAATGGTGGGAGTACGAAGTTTCATCCTTTGCGGAGCTTTGTAACCGCCAGCCAAATAAACTTTAGAAAAAGATTGACTCTTTTTACAAAGGTTGTATAATATTATTATCAGTTAGGCAATCCACAACACACACAGGAGACGATATGTTTGAGAAAGCATTGTTCAGCTACTCAGCAGGATGGCTCTACTACACAATCAACAAGGAGCGAAAGTTTGTTGCTCGTTTCAAGTATCGTAACCCAATCACCAAAGCCAAGTTCGTCAAGCAACTCATTGCCAACCACACTCCAGCAGAATATTTTGAAAAGCTGGACAACAGCGAAACACCAGTAGGCATCCTGCGTGATGCTGATCCAGTTTGGTATGCTACAGTGATGGCAAAATAATTTTAAAAAAGATAAAAATAAGGGTTGACTTTTTTAGTCAACCTGCTATACTATATGGAACAGTTAGGCAATAGCAACACACACAGGAGACACCATGTTTGAATTAAGCAAGCGAGAAGAACTACTTTCAATCATCTCCGATTTCCACAAGGACGCTAGAGGCTTTCGTCCTAATCTAGCTCGCTTTACTGACTTTACTGAAGATCAGCTTTTGGCTGAGGTTGAGTATCTTGCTGGTGAGGTTCAGGAAGAGCTAGAGCGCCAAGAGGCTGCTAATCTTGCTAATGTTCGTGCAGTACAAGCTACTGTGGCTATTAACATTTTGTCAGGTGCTGGCAACACCCGTGATGGTATTCGCTGGATGCTTGAGGCTAACGAAGAAGAGTTCAACCACCCACAGGATGTAGAAGGTTATGTATGGTCATTGGGTATTTTGGACACTGTATACGGACGGCATTTTCTTCGTATTGCTCAGGATATTATTACTGAAAAGAATACAGAAAAAGCTGAGGAAGATTGTTACAATGCCTATGAAAATCATGTTTTAAATTACTATTGTGGAAATACTTTTGCTAATTTATAAAAGTGTTGACATTATCTGCAAAAGGCGTTATACTTATTAGAACAGTTAAACATTAACTCCTAATAGGAGATAACATGGCGTTTGCATCCCACTCTACTTATTTCAATACCGGTGACGGTTCCATTATTGGTAACTTCCGCGAGCTAGACTCAGGCAATTTGTTTGAGTATAGCAAAAATGATGAGACTGAAGGACCTATGTCACAATTTCCCCACAAAATTTGGGTATCTACTCCAATGTATGCAAGCAATGGAATGTGTTTGGAGTCAGGTTTCCGCTACGGCACAGTGCTTAAAACTCGGTGCTATATTGCCTTAGATGAAGACGAATATGGCAATCCAGTTCCGGAAAAATGGCATTTTGTGCAAAAATCTCATAACACCTATCCAGGAGTATAAAATGGCTAGAAAACTCAAGCTCATTGATTACCAAGTTTGGCATGCAAATGGCAAACAGTATATTGTTAGCTTGCCTAAAATGTCAAATGCAAAGCTTCGTGATGCTTTGATTACTGACGCTAAATCTGACGGCACTGTCCTTAAAGGGTTTAAGGAGTGCAAACCACAAGTTTATAATTAACAAGGAGAACAAAATGAAAAAGTATTTTATCTTAGCTATTGTTACTGCAGCCGCTATCTCAGGTTGTACAAAAGATCCTGTTTTGCCCAAAGATCCTAGTGATAATGTTGATAGACTTCGTTATTATCAGGAAATTAAAGATGTACGTCCTGATTGGACTAGTAAAGGTTTCTGGGAAGAAGATGATCAATATTTCCAAGTAGGTGAAAGTTTTGTTTTTGATACAGAACGTGAAGCTAAAAAAGATGCAATGCGAGATGCTACATTTCGTTTGAGCGAGCATGTACGTCAAGATGTAGATATTAGTTTTGCTCAAAAAATGACTAGTGAAGGAGAAACTGAAAATACTGTTTTACAATACAGAAATGGTACTGAAATGGCTAAAATTATTAGTCAAAGTGTAATGCAGAGTATTAGTGTGCATGAAACTTACACTGAGCTTGATGTAGACAGAGGAGAAAAATATGGGTATAGAGCTTTTGCAGTTATGAAAATTAATGCAAGAGATCTTAAAAATGCTATTAATCGTGCAATGTCTAACTAAAAGGTATTATGAAAAAGTTTTGTATAGCATTAGCTTTAAGTTTGTTATCTAGTCAATCTGTTGTTGCTGGAGACGTAAGCTTAGGTATAAGCGTTACAAAAACATTTAGTGATTCCGCTAGTAATAATAATTCTGTACCATTTTGGGTCAATGAAGTTGAATTTGAACAGGACGGTATTAGATATTTTGTTGGAGTTAGTAGGTGGTTAGAACATGAAAACATGGCACTCAATCAAGCTAAAGCAGAAGCTTTAGGCGCTATGAGTTTGTCTAAAGAGTCACAAATTAATACCTGGTATGAAGAAGAGATCAATCATACAGGTACCAGTGGTAGAATGCAAAGCTCTAAAAGGACAACTGCAAACTTTAACCATGCACGTTCTAATACAGTACTAAGTGGATTCAGTGTGGCAGGTGTCCATACAGAAGTAGACAAAGGGTTTTTTAAAACAAAGTATAAAAAATATGTTTTAATTAAAGCTAGTCCTGAATCTGACCTACCTGAAACTCGAGCTCCTGGAGGTATGAATTATTACAAGGATATTGGTACTACTTGGACTCATCAACAAACCGGTATAACCTTTGTACCTATTCCTGAAACTACTTTATGGATGAGTCAAACAGAAATTACTATGGGACAATATGGAAAATTTATGAGCTTAGAGGATTATTATCCTAAAAACAGAAGAGATAATTTTCCAGCTTTTAGAATGAAATATCGTGATGTTACTGAATATATTAACAAGGTGAAATCATATACTGGTCTTATAACAAGATTACCAACTACAGAAGAATGGCAATGGGCATGTCAAAGTGGAAGAAACTTCTTTGTAGCAGGTACGGAAGACGGTATGCTACAAAAGCCTAGTAGAAGTACTGATCAAATATATGATGTTTATAAAAATCCTCCAAATAGTTTTAACCTTTATGGTATGAGCAGCGGAGTTGTAGAATATTTAAAAGATTCTGGTTATCCAGGTTATCATGAAAAAGCAGGAGGTAGCAGTGGAAATTTAGCTCATGTAGCTTGTAATAAAATTGATAGTAGTTCTAGTGATCAAGGAGAACGTCACGTGGGATTTAGATTGGTTATAGAATAGCATTTAATCTAGGATCTGCTGTTATTTGATCAACTATTTCTTTAGTTTTTAGGTTGGTAGATTCAGTTACATTTTTAAAAAACTTTTTAACTTCTCTGTAATAACTTACCCTAGCTTGTGTATTTTGTTCTACAGTATTTTTAATGGAGCTTGCGGCATAGTTAGGGTAGTTTTCTCTTAGCCATTGTATTCCTTCATTTTTTAACCAATCTCTAGTAACATAATTTACATAATTACTTAAAATAAAAATGTCTGCTTCCTGCACTCTTCGAGAATGATGATTTATGCCGTCATGCAGAATACTTGCAAAGTTTACTGCATCATTAAGCTCTAATGCTGCAACAAGATTATATTCTCCTGCATTTCCTATCAACGTTTTTATTTGTTTTTGGTCAAAGTATAAACTCATTAAAGCATCAAACTCTCCTTGAGTTAATTCTTCTACGATACTAAATCTTAATGTTTGTTTTACTTTTAAACTGGTTTGTTTTATATCATCCTTAAATAATTCATAACTTTCTGACTCTGTTAACCCATATGTAGCACTTCCATTATGACCATAACCAATAACTTCAGTATTATTAACATATTGATTCACACCTCGGTATCTTTCAAAACTTAATATATGATTTATCCCTTGTTCACTTATTGCAAGATTTCCTAATTTGATTTTTGTATTATCAAAAGCTGCAGATTCAGCATTAAAAATATCATATTCTATTTGATTAGGAGCAACAGTTAGTAAACTCATTTTACACTATGTCCTTTCCAAGGCTCATGTTCAGGAGCTTCTGTAACAATTGCTTGAGTAACTTTGACATTACTGCTTAATGGTTGTAGCTTTTTTTCTTCTGCCTTTGTAGCAGGGGGACCGTTAAGATCTATCCTAGGTGCTGTCTGTTTTAAATTGCCTTCACATTTAATATGACCTTGAGAGGTAGCATATAGCAGTAGCTCTTTTCCGCTAAATATGTTTAGATTGTCATTTCCAGTTTCTACAATCATTTTTGTGCCTGCTCTTATAACCATTTCTTGTTTTGCTTCTATATTAACATTTTTGCTTGCATGAAAATTAATGTTTTCTTCTGCATTAAAACTTATATTTTTTTTACTATAAACATGCAAATTACCTTCTGGCGTCATTTCTAACCAACAACTACCATCTGCATTATTAATATATAAAATATTTTTTTCGGCATGCATTAATACCTGCATTCCATTTTGTGTTCTTAACCGTATCTGACTATCTTCTCTGGGAGTAACATAATTATTATCTTCTACAGGCTTTCCGTCATCTATAACTAATTGATGTTGGCGAGGACTTAAAAATCCATATACATGACTTGGAGATTCTCGTCTAGCACTACTACTTGTTGCTCCCCTATATTTGTCTTCATCTAAACCTTGCGTTTTTAAATGTGACAAGAAAGGTGTATGATCTGCTAAATTAGTGTCGTTAGGTTTTTGGACTTTTCTATTTTTTTCCGCACAAGGTTTGGGATTATTACCACTTTCTTCGCTGTATGCTAGTCCAGGTATACTATGATTAACATCTATTTGATACAAGCATCCTAACACGACACCAGTTTCCATTCCTTTAGGAAACGCAACAACTACGTAATTATCCAAATCAGGCGGTATGCCCCACCAACCATAGCTTTTTTGTGTATCGTCAAAACTAACGCTATTGCCTATGTCATATTCTTTGGTGCTGCCTGCAATTGGACTACTCCATACACAAGTTACCCAGGAATCAGAATCACTTTCATTAGTATTGCTACTTGTTATGTAAACTCTAACTCTACCAAGCTTTAAAACATCTTTATTGTCTTTAATTTTACCTAAATGTAAGCTATCAAAATTTGCAATTTTTAAATTATTTGTATGATTAAACGAAGACAAAACTTCGTTATACATTCCTGTTTCATTCATTCTATGTTTATAGATTGTAAGTATTGTGAATTTGTATTCACATCTTTTACCGCTTCTAGCGATTGTGTAAATTGTCCGTTACTAAACGTACTCCGTACCTTTATTACTTGATATAATCCTTGTACTATACTAACTTTTGTATTAAAATCACTTTCTTCAGGTTCTCCATATAGTGTTTCTTTAGGTAATTGAAGTGTAAAATAAAATAAATTACTTCCTTTTTTATAATCTGCATATTTTTCACTTAAAACATTATCAGTAGCAAAACTTTCTCCTGACAAAAAATTAGGAGTAAAACCAAACCAATAAGGATCTCCAACTATATCTAAATTAATTCTAACAAGACTCTGTTCTGCTAAAAGATTTGCGTAAACCGCACCCATCATTACAGAGCTTGCATCTAATTCTCCTGGAGGTAAAAACCCAGTATAACTGCTTAAATCTATTTCTTTCCATCTTACAGGTATTTCAGTATTTTTACCTCCTTCTGCATAAAAATACTGCTCAATGTAACGTCTTCCTTTTATTCTACTGGTTTTTGTTGGTGTGTTACTACTACCAGGATTTGTGCTATTATTACCAAATGTACTTGCTTCTTTATTTTCTCTGAAACTAATTATTTCTTGTTTTTTAGTGTTAATTTTTTGTTGATTTTGTTGTACTTGTTGTGACAAATCATTTATAGCATTACCGTCATTTGTTTTTTTAGCCTGTTCTAATCTTTTTACTAATTGTTCCTGTTCTGTTTTTAATTTTTTATGTGTATTTAAATCTTTTCTTTCTTTATCTATAGCAATATCAGTACCTAATTCCTGCGAACCCAAATTATTTCCAGGATCATTTACAGTTCCTCTATCAATAGGCTGCAACGCTACATATGCATAGTTCAAATCAAAATTAAAATTAAGTATACTTGTATTTCTACCTGTGTACCAATAATCATATCTTTTTCTTAGCAATTGATACTTTTGTATTTCTTTTAATCTGTTTTGTTGATATGATTTGTTTATTATTAAATTATTATAATTATTACTGTCGTATAAAATTCCAACTTCAATACTGGGTATTAATGTATACGTTATTTTCTTTTGATATTCGTTTCTCCAACTATCATATTCACCGTATTCAACATCTCCGTCAACTTTGTAAAACATTGGTAACCCGCTGCCTTCAGTAACAGTTGCTTCATCATTAGCTTTACTTTGAGCCCCTGTTTTATTAATCGTAGTAATAGTTTTTTGAGCTTCATCAGTATTCATATATGCCAATCCCAAAACTTCACTTATTAAACTACCAGCAGGTATAGTAAAATCAAAACCCACACCACCAGTATATTCTATCTGTAATTTGCTGGTTGTTTTATATTTGCTTACTGCAAAGTTGTAATTTTTTATTTCAGGATCACCTAATACACTGTCCTTGCTTTTATCTTTAATTTGTATTATATATTGATCAGGATGTACTTGGGTTTCTAATTCTTTTTCCGACTGGTGCTTATTGATAGTTTTTTCTAATTCTTTTATAAATTCATTATATGTTTTAACACCTTTTATTGTAATTTGTTGTCCTATTTGCTCTGTAAAAACATCAAATGCACCATTACTAACACTAACAAAATCTATACTATGTGAAGTTCCGTGTTCATTAGGTATACTTTTTACTTTTCTAACTAAAATAGGCCATCTGTATACTGGTATATTTGCCTCATACAACCCTTGTTCATTTTGTCCTGCCCATGTTACACTCAAAACATATCCAGCTCGCAAGTGATTAGCTATACCTAAATCCTGACTAGCACTAAAAATAGCATCATAATAATTTAATCCTAATGGTTCGTATATATCAATAGTTCCTTGAAACGCAATTGCACTCCTACTTGTATGATTCCATCCAACATAATTTTCTAAATTTAAATTTTGTATTTGGAATTTACTAGTGACTCCTGTTTGTGCTATGATAATTCCATTATCTTCAACACTAGTAGTATCTTTTAAATATTCAGGATGCACCATTGCAAATTGAATAATATAACTATGGTTATCAAATATTGTTTCTAAAATATTTTCTAACCAAGTTATTTCGGAGGTAGCAACACTAGTAACCATATTAATTTACTTTTGAAAGATAACCAGATTTAAAAATTTTAATTTCTGTTCCTGCTGTAAAATCCCAAATAGGATTTTTTAAAACATCAGGATTAAGATATTTAAAAGTCCACAAATATCTGGGAGTATTATACAAATAATAGCTATAAAGATCAGGTCTATTTTCATATGTATGAGAAATAATCACTGTTTCAATATTTTGTGAGCTATTATTAAGATAAGGAGGACTCCAATATTCTAAAAACTTGCTATTAACAGCAGTGTTATTGTAAAAATTTGTTTTTTGTCCGTAAGCCATATTATACGAAACCTTTTTCTTTAATTAAATTACCTTTTGCAAAATCCATTATGTCGAATTCCCTAAACTGCTTAGTTGGTAAATATTGCGGTTGTAGCTCTACACTAACAGTAAAAATCACTGGAATTCTACTATGAAAATCCACATTGTCGTACAAAACATCAACATAATCAACATCGTCTGAGAACGTCATTGTAAAATTGCTTACAACTACAGGTGCATTTTTAATTATTAGGTCTCCATAGGCACTAAATTTTAATAGTGGTGGAGGAGCACCTCTGTAATCATCAACTTGACCAAACCTAGATTTAGTAACTGTTCTAAAAAAATGTACTGCTGCCATACTATATCTAGTTTCTTCCATTGTTCCACAAGTGAACTGTCCAGTCAGTGTAAAAGGACTTACGTTGCTCATAGCATAACTGAGCACACTGTAATTACTATGAGTTGTTTGATAAGGATTATATTGTGCATTAGCGGAAAGAGAAAAAACTGGTGTATAAGGAAATATAACACCTCGTGTACCTTTGTCTTTACCTAAATAATCTCTCATAATAGGAGAATCTTCTATTAAAGCACTTACTCCAGTTTCTTTGCGTTGAGGTTGACTTACATACTCATAAGGTTGCAACTTTACTCTTGTATCAGCCATTTAATCTTCCATTTATAAAATTAAAAATTTCCGGATTAAATTTACCAAAAAATTGCTCAAATGCTTTTTGCTTTTTTGTATTTGTAATTTGATCATCACTCATTATTTTTCTAAAATCTGTAGCACTCATACCACCTTCTTGTACTGGTAACTCCAAAATATATGCAGTCTGTTTTTCATTCTGTACATTAGGAACCAAAGTGATATCATCACTATAATATTGAAAAACATTCCCAGGTTTTAATCTACCTGCATCTTTTTTACTAAATGCAAGTATCAACGGATATTCTTCAGGATTTCGATTAACCAATCTTTGATCTGGTTGATAAGGTAAAGTATTTACTATGTGATCTCTACTTATACCAAACATCTCATTTATAATTCTTCTTTTTTCATCAAATGTAAATGGATCAGTAGTATAATCTTTTTTATCATGAGCTTGTTGTTGTTTTTTTCCAAAAGTAGTACTGATAAATACATTATCAGCGCCAAATTTCCTAACTAAAGAGAGATAAGTTTGATAGTGACCTTTATGCATTGGTTGAAATCTTCCACCATAAAAGACAGTTACATTCATTTCATTAAATTCATAAAGTTTCATATATTCCTGACCTATTTTAGTTATATTTATTATATCGAAAAAGGCTTTTCTTGACAAATTATTTCATTTATAGTATTATATAGTTTTAGGAGTGTCAATCTATGAAATACCTCAATAATAAAGATTTATTAAAACAAATTCATATCAGTAAAATGAGCTACAGCTGGTATAAAAATAAAGATTATTTTTTCTATGATGTTATAGTCGATGATCTTTACAACATCTCACAGGAATTAAAAAGCGAAGCAGAAAAAAAATGTTTGGATAGGTTAGAGCTAGAAAAAACTGATGAAAATATAGCTAGTATACAAGACAAGATTGTATACAGGATTATTACTTATGAACACATACCTGAGGATCCAAAAAGAAAAAGCAAACCCAAAACTGTCGCAGACAGGCATGTAAAAATTAATTTTCCTAGTTTTAAACATTATGTACAACAAAATGAAGGCTGGAAAGAAGTTGCTAGAAGTCATTGGAAAGGAGACTTGGAAACTGGAAAGTTCAGTTTTACTCACGGTAACGTAAGTGATGAGCTAGCAAGAATGTTTTTAAAACTTTGCGAACGATATGCTACTAGGAGTAATTGGAGAGGATATACTTATGTAGATGAAATGAGGAGTCAAGCAATTTTACAATTAACTATTATGGGTTTGCAATTTGATGAGTCTAAAAGTCAAAATCCATTTGCATATTATACAGCAGCAATTACTAACAGTTTTACTAGAATTTTAAACACAGAAAAAAGGAGTCAAGTTATTAGAGATGATTTACTTGTAAATGCTGGATATACACCGAGTTACACAAGACAAGTAGAAGATATGCTTGCTACACAAACAACCCAAAATGATGTATTTTAATGCAAAATTTATTTAAAAAGGCTGCTTGTTTTACTGATATTCATTATGGAATGCGTAATAATAGTCGTACCCATAATTTGGATTGTGAAGAATTTGTTAAATGGTTTTGTGATACTGCTAAACAAAATTACTGCGAAACGGCAATATTTTTAGGAGATTGGCATCATCATAGAGCCACAATTAATGTCAGTACACTTA